TATTGATCTTGCAGTAGAGTATGCTGACAGAAGGTACGGTGCTGCTTACAAAGAGTTTGCAAAGCTCAATGAAGGCAAAATTATCCTTACTTCAAAAGAGTACGAGAACTATTGCGCTGTGCGTGAGAGGCTTGACTACTCCCAAGAGTTGACTGGGCTTATTGACCGTTCAATCTTCAAGGCTGAAGTTCCCGCTGTCGGAGATTCCTTTGGTGTCCCCGTTAAGGCAAAGGCAGACGGAATACTTGACGATGGTTTTTCTCGTGTCATTATTGACTTAAAGACCACATCAAGCTCAGTTGCTGACTTCCATAAGAAAGCCAGAGAGTATAACTACGATAGACAAGCAGCCCTTTACAAGCATTTGTTTGGTGGCGATAGGTTTATCTTTGTAGTTGTAACGAAGGAACATCCTGTCGAGATTGGTATCTTCGAGTGTTCGGACGAGTTTATTGACCGAGGTGTTGCGAAACTGATTGAAGCCACATCACTGTACAAGCATTGCTTTATGGATGGTGAGTATAAATTCGGTAGCGTTTACCGTTCAACACTTTAACTATGTCCGAAAAAAAATCAACACAATTTGAGAACTTAGTTCTTGATACTGTATGCTCACGGATAGGAGGTTTAGACAAAGACTTAATGCTCAATGGATCAAAGAAAAAAGAATCAGTCCTCGCAAGAGCATTGTGTGCAGCCGTTCTTTACAACCACGGAATTATCGTGGCCCGAATCGCACGGCTTCTTAACATCCACTATAAGTCTGCATCTCACTTATGCCTATCCCACGAGAACAGAATGGCTGACCTTCAATACTCCCACTTATATCGGGTGCTATATAGTTCAGTGACTACAGAAATGCAAAATCCAATTGACATCGCATCACGGCTTGAGCGAGCAGAAGCTGCTATTGCGAGAACAGAACAACGTATTAATCACCTGCAAGAATTAATTTTAAATAAATAAAAACCATGAGCGACAAAACATTCATCGGCAAGGTAGACGTGATTGCTACCCAGTACGGAGAGATTATCAAACTGAAGTTTGGTCCACAAGACTTCGAGAAAATGGCTGAGGCCAAGAACGAAGGAGGATGGCTGCACATCGACATCAAGTCTGGAAAGAATGGCAAGTATGCCGAGATCAACAATTACAAAGCATCTGGTGCTGCTCCGCAGTCTAGTGGAAAGCGTGTTGACTCACAGGCTCCTGTTGTGAACGACGATTTGCCGTTCTAATTTTACAGCAATCTTAATAACGAGGGGGACTTGTTCCCCCTCTTTTTTTGCTATGGAAGAAATTAACGACGACATTTGGTACACCGAGGGTGTATTCACTTGGAAGAAAAAGATTGGCAGTGGATACCACAACGTCATCAAGAAAGGTTGGATTATGTCCTATGCTAGCGAGCTAGAACAAATCAACAAGGACATAATTGCAATGGGTATGAGTATGGCCCGGCTTGGAGTAAAAGACAGCACAAAAGTTAAGGACTTTCGCCTAGCGGAAATAACCAAGTCCGAATTACTTGGAAAGAAAAATAAGTAATTAAGAAAAAAAACAATGAAAGAATTTATCTTCACCGTAGACAAGGTGCGTGACCAGCTTCGGTCTATGCGTACCGAGGGTATGAAGCGTGGTGACTATCCCGGCTTCTCAGGACTCTTTGACAAGTATTCACTCAAGCGTGGAAGTACCACCTACATCTATGCTGGGGCGCATCAGGGTAAGTCTCAGTTTGCGTTTGAGATTATGATGAACCTTTCCCAGTACAGTGGTTGGAAGTGGGCTGTATACTCCCCAGAGACCGGCTCTCCTGCTGACTTGTTCGCAGAATTATGCTGGGTGTACCTGCGTAAACCTTACATCCTCAATGATAAGATTACTGCATCAGATGATGAGGCTGAACGTGCGCTTAACTTTATTATGCAGCACTTCTTTATCATTGATTGTGGCCTAAAGGATATGACCATCGAGGGTTTCTACACTTCGGTTGAGGAGATTGAGAAGTCTGGAGTAAAGATTGACGGCTGTTGTATTGATCCATTCACAGAGATTAAGACAGACATCGCTTCCGGTGTCCGTGATGACATCGCCATCGGTCAGGTACTTACCCGTGTGCGTAAGCACTCATCAGAGCGTGACTACCACACCATCGTTACCGTACACACCAAGCACCAGCAGACAAAGTACAAGAACGGAGTTGGCTATGTGGACATCCCGACTATGAACGACATCGCAGGAGGTATGCAATGGTCACGCAAAGGTATGATGATTGTCAATGTCTGGCGCTGTCCTTACGGCCTTGAGGACGAACACGGAATCCCCTACGAGCCTAATCAAGTTAAGATTAGCATCGTCAAAGCCAAGCCAAAGATTGTCGGCAACTTGGGTTATGTTTATATGTACTACGACAGAGTACGCAACAGATATTATGAAATGAAAGATGGAGAACGATTCTACGCAGCAAAGCAATACGAAGAAAAGCCAGAACCCAAGCAAGGAATCCTTAACATTTGACCCTAATGGATGGAAAGCAAACTGGCTAAAGTTTCTAGTAATCTACTTCACCTATAGTTTTGATAAACGCAATGAGTGTGAGATAATTGGAGACAGGCTATCTATCAATGGAAAGATATTTAAAGTTGATATTAATGACTACACTGGGTCGGAAGAAAAGTACATATTCTTTAATCTTCACAATGGTCGTATTATTGTTTGTAATGGTGATAAAAAATCTATTCATCGTGTAGAGTTTGATAATGCGGAGGAATAACTACATTTGCTTATGAACACGTCACAACAAATTGAAGAAAAGTGCGATGCGATCAAAAAACTTCTCACCGAAAAGAATCAAGCGTATGGAGATTCTGCTCTTAATCCTGCTAATATCTTTGGTCGTGGGAACGCCATTGATAATCTGGGTTGTAGACTTGATGACAAACTAATGCGTATCAAGAACTCCGGCATCAATGACTTAACGGAGGATACAATCTCTGACATAATCGGCTATTTGATTCTACTTCAGATAGCCATTGACCGACAGAAATGAGAAACACAGGAGCTGGAAAGTTTAGCCGTGCTTCGTACAACGAAGACAATGACTGGGGGATACAGCAAGTATCCTCGTTTGTTGTTTCTAGAGGTTACGAAGTAATTCCTAAACGTGAAGAAGATTACGGCATTGATATTGCCGCAATCAAAAAGGGAGAACTGGTGTTCTTAGAAGCCGAGGTTAAGGTTAACTATCCTTGGACTTGCAAGGACGACTTTCCATTTCCAACAGTGTCTTTTCTTGCCAGAAAAAAGAAGTGGGATCACATTGAGTTTTGGTATGTTGTTGTCTGCCGTGAGACAGGTGCATTTGTTATGTGCAAGAGCAGTGAAATTTTCAAGGAAGAGTACAGAACTATCAAGCACATCAATTCCAAGTATCGGAAAGGTATTGATGTAACTTATAATGTACCTAGAGATAAATGTATATTCCTATGGCCCAAGACATTACAATCAAAATAACATTACCAAAGCCACCAAGCCTCAACGAGTATTATGCTGGGAGGCATTTTGCAATTAGAAAAAAACAAGGAGATGCTTACAAAAAGATCATTAAAGAGAAGATTTCTGAGTACGATGCGTACTTTGCGGAAGGCTTTGAGCTACACATTTTTTACAATAGTCGGTTTGATTGCGACAATAGTATTCTTTGTGCAAAATTTACGGCTGATAGTCTTGTTGATATGGGCGTGGTTGAAGATGACAGTCCTAAGTATTTCAAGTCGGTTCGTATCGACTATGACGGGACTATGGAAAAGAACACATACATCGCACAAATAAAACTATTTAATGTCACAGAAAGAGATGAGTATTCCGAGCAGTCCCTACTACCAAGATCGAGAGGTAAGACAAAGAGTAGACGCACTCCTCAAGGAGGCTAAGCTACTTTACGCAAACACTGGAACAGAAACCACCAAAGAACAGATGGAAGATGTCAGACGTAGAGAGAATGAACTCATTGATATTATTTCTCGCCTCGATAACTCGTTCGCCAAAAGAATCAGACCGTATGGATAAGGCTACCTACTTTAATGCTGATGAGCAGATAGAGTTGTATAAGGCAATTAAAACGCTTTTAAGGACCAAAAATAAAGTCAGCTTAATCAGCATATCATTTATAACAGAAATGCCCTTAGAATACCTCTATGGTGGCTTAGACGACATTATAATCATATTGGACAGTGCCTCAGAAGAACTCTCGATACGATAAGGCCGCTGTTGAGCGTGAAGCAATCATTTCCAAGTTGTCTGGGGTGATTACCAACACGCTTGGTCAATACATATTAGACAGGTGTTACGACATAGCGCACAAGTATTTTGATACCAACAACCCAGAGGTGCGTCAGGTGCTTATTGATGAGGCTGTGATGCGTATCTGTGAACGTTTCTTGCATTACTACGAGGAGGATAAGAGCGCAGCAAATCTTATCATCGCTATGGCTAAGACTACAATGATAAATAAGGTCAAGTCATTTGCTTGGTCTGACATCTACGGACAGAAAACAAAAGTTCGTATGCAGGTCTTTGAAGATGGTGAGTGGGTTTACAAGTTTATTAAATCACAGAAAGACGATAATTTAAGCCAAGAATTATGATCCAAGAAATTATTGAAGTCCTTTACTGGAGTGTGCTAATCTCAGCAACTCTTGTTGGTTTGTATGTGTTTGACTATACGCAGTACATTATTCAGCGTTTCCTTGACTTTAAGCCATTCAACTGCATCTATTGCACTTCGTTCTGGGTATCTGCAATCTTCTTTGTATTAAACGATATGAACATATTCTTAGCCTTTGTTACCTCGTTTATGACAAATGAAATGTTTAAGAGGTTTATCACATGAGTCCAAACGAACACGCAGGGTATCACGTTA